CTCAGGCCACTCGTAACTTAATGCGGGCTCACGCTCGTGGGTACGAGACAAAGTTGGCGTCCAACAATCGCATCCCTGGCAGGAGGGTGTTGCTGCTCCTCATGGTGACGTGGGGAAAGGTTTAGGCGAGCGGAGCCTTGAGACATCGGCGTCGATCAGTCCATACGAGATTGGTCGGCGTTGCGCTGAAGAGTTCGCGGCGCGTCGTTTGTCCGAGGTTTCTCTCCGGAATCAAGGCGATAAGCAGGGAAAAGACAAGGCCCCAATTCAGGCGGTTGGGGCATCTCACAACTCTCAGTTCTCGGAGAGTACGTCTGGCACAGTGAACCCTCGCAGTGGTGCGGAGGGTGGGAAGAATGCGGATCAACCGGATGCGTCTTCCCATCTTTCGGCAAAGCCAAGCGATGTCCCGAGTGGCAAGTCCGCACGGGCTTCGCGTGGCCGCCGCGAGGGCCAGAAGCAGAAAAACAAAGCTTCATCGGCCAAGCAAACCGATTCTGGGCAGGCAGAGAAACCCGTCTCGGATCGTTCATCGGCCGATGTTCAGCCATCGAATACAGATCTTTCCTTGAAGAATTTGCAAGCAAGGGTGGACAGCATGCGTGCAACGCTGTCCAAACTGCCGATCTCTTCTCAGAGTGGTGCCGAGGCCAATGCTCTGATGAGGGATTTGCTCTCTTACGCGATGCGTTGCGAATCGAAGAAGCGATAAACGGCGAGGCATCTCCGGGTGTCCCGTACGTGTCGCTCGGCCGTAGTAACAGCGAGGTCATGCAGAATCATCAGGGATTAGTTTGGGATTTGGTTCGGTGTAGGTTAGAAGCTTTGTGTGTTGTGCAGTGTGGTCACATGCCGGCTGAAGAGCTGGTAAAGCAGGGATTGTGCGATCCCATAAGAGTCTTTGTCAAGAACGAGCCCCATTCGGAAGGAAAACTGAAGGATGGTCGGTATCGATTGATCATGTCGGTCTCCCTTGTAGATCAGCTTGTTGAGCGAGTCCTTAGCTCCGAGCAGAACTCTCGGGAGATCGCATCATTCGACCGACTGCCTGTCAAGCCAGGTATGGGTTTTAGTAAGACTAAGATTGACGCCAACGGTGCTTACCTAGATACGTTCGAGCGATTAGTTTCGACGGACGTGTCTGGATGGGACTGGTCCGTGAGCGGCGACGAATTACTATTCGACGCCAAACGCCGATCGGTTGCCGCGGGCGTTCCTGAGGACTCTCCCTATGCTCGGGCCCTTCGCGCTCGGGCCGTCTGTCTTAGTCGGTCAGTTATCTCTTTTAGCGACTGCA